TGGAGTAGCAAATAATACGAATGCAGCAGTAAGTGCTGGCCACCAATCTTTTAAGAACCTACCAAGAGTATCAAGTTTTTTCTTATTCTTTGGATCTGACATCCAATCAATGATCTTGATAAGAATTCTGCCCATAACCACATTCTTGATCCAATTAAATATTGCATCAAATATACTCAATTGAGGTAAAGCACCTTTTAATTTTTTAAGGAAACCTTTTCCTTTCTTATCTTTTTCTAAAGAATCTTCTTTTGCTTTTCTTTTTTGCTTCTGAAGGTTCTTTCTTTCAATATCTCTGATACTCTTAGTTACATTAAGTCTTTCCTTAATAAGACCTTTTATTGCAATAATATTCTTCAAGATACTTTCAAGAAGTCCTTGCGATTTATCTGCTTTTAATATATTTTGCTTCTGCTCAGTCTTAGATTCTTCTGCAGGTTCTTCTGCAGGTTTCTGATATGGAACAAGAGCAGAAGATGGACGTGCCTTTGCTCCAGATAATTTTGCTTTAGGTTTAAAAGAACTCTTGGATATTTTTGCTGTTTTTGCTCTGAACTTTGGATCTGCTGCTTTTCTTTTCTTTCTTACTGCTATAATTTCTTTTCTAAGAGCAGCACTACGTTCATCACCACTTCCTTTTGTCTGGAATTCAATAGTTGCTGCTGCCTCCATCAAGGCACTAAGATAATCTTCCTCACCAGAGAGGTTATCTAGGTCTACACCCATCTCTAAGAGTATTTCTAGTGGATCGGTAGTAGTCCTAGATGCCATTTGCTGTTTGCTGTTTTAACTTCTCTTCATCAAGATGTTGTTGAAGAAGCATAACATAGATGTCACGTTCGATCGGAATCATATTCTCGATCTCTGTTAATGAGTATTTATGGTACTGCATCAAGGCAAAATTGAGACGGAAATAATTCTCAAGATCCATATGGATCATGCCTATGCGAAAAAAGATGCTAGACCCTCAAGTACGACTTCACTTTCAACTTTTGTATTGGGATTTGTAATCTTTACGGTATGAGTTAGTTTGGGCATACTAGTAAAGAAATCTTCAATCTTTTTAAATTGTGTTGAATTCATTTGCTCAACAAACTCCATAAGTTCTTTCTTAGTGCAGTTTGCAGCCTCCCAGACTTCATCTTCAGTATAAACTTTGTCAATACATGTTGCAATTAGATCAAAAGATCTATCTGCTTCAGTTTCGGTATCAAAGTTATCTTTAACGAACTGTGTTAGAGATGGATATGACATCTCAATCATAATAGTATCATCTAATCTAATCTGGGTATCATGACCCTTTTCCTTATGAACTTCAATGTCCTCAACATTAATTTGGACAGTGACAGTACTCTCACCATCATCAGGACAAATCAAATTAACCTCAATATCTTCTCCAACAGACTTTCCACGAATGTTTAAGAATAGGTATTCAATATCAAAAGTTGGAAGTTTTTCAACTTTAATACCTTTTGTTTTGATACAGTTTTTAATAACAGTCTTCACTGCATTACTAATCTGCTTCTGACTTTCAGATTCCAATGCATATAATAGGACCTTTTCTTCTTTAACTAGAAATGGTCTGTATTCAATCGTTTGTCCTGTTGAAGGCAATTCCAACTCAAATGTTGGTGTAGCAATTGTTGGTAAAGGCATAATAATCCAATAAAAAATTCAGGTTATATTTATTTATTATAGTTTTAGAAAAGTTGAATCCCTGTGTCATCATTCCAAATGTTACTTGTAGCCCATTCTGGATTTAGATCAAAACTTGGAATCGAATAATCGTAATCAGAATTAGAATCGGACGATTTCGGTTTCTCTTGACCAGGAGAACTAGAATTACCTTGAATAGGTGTGGTGAAGTATTTTTGATAATCCATCGTTACAGTCATTGTCAATAAATCAGTTGGTCCCTGAGATATTGGAATACTTGTAATAGCAATCGGAAATGCATTTAAAAAAGTATATTGTAGTGTTTTTTTAGACCCCGATGAAGAGAAACTATCCTTTTCATACTTAACAATGGATAAATTTTGACACATATAATCATTTGTAAAAGGGACTCTATAACTTTCGTTGATCTGATCCCTATTATAAAAGTTTTGTGTATCATTTTCACCACCAATATATCCCATCCATCCTTCAAATAATCTTAAGAGAGTGTATTCTCTATCAATAGCAAACGTAAAATCAATTCTACCATCAAATTGTCTACGATATACATGTCTCTCAGTAATTCCAGAATAATCATTAGTAATTTCATGAGTTACAAGACTAGAACCTGGCAACGTTGTATCAATACAAGAGATTTCTACTAAATTTTGATACTGAAATCTATCAACTCCATACTTTGATTTTACAAAATTTTCTGCTACCGCGGGCATTGTAAAGAATACATGATAAAAATTAGTGGATGCGTAATTACCCATCCTGGCTTTAACATCAGCCATACTAAATTTTTTTGGTCCAGTGGCTGCCATTACACTATAAATAAAGATACTTCGTTATACTATGTATAAGAGATGTCTAAAAGCATCAAGAGCAGATATAAACCTTCCAACCCACAAAAATATGTAGGTGATGTAAATAATATAATTTGTAGAAGTTCATGGGAAAGAAGATTCTGCAATTGGTGTGATAGTAATGAAAGTATTTTAGAATGGGGTAGTGAAGAGTTTTGGATACCCTATCGTTCTCCCGTTGATAATCGAGTTCACAAATACTTCCCAGATTTTTTCGTTAAGGTTCGTGAAAGAAACGGAATGATTAAAAAGTATGTGATTGAAGTGAAACCACATAAACAAACACAACAACCTAACCCAAAACCAAAACGTAAGACTAAATCATGGTTGTATGAAGTAAAGACATACGCAGTAAACCAAGCAAAGTGGAGAGCAGCAACAGAATTTTGTGCTGATCGTTTACTTGAATTCAAAATCATAACAGAAAACGAACTTGGCATTAAGAGATGAACCGAACCGCAGAATTGGGAGAACTAATCGATACTTTTTCTGATCCCGATGATTATATGACTGCCGTTCTTGAAGTATTCACTGAGTCTGACTATATTCCAGAAGCAGGAAATTATTATACATTTGTTTATCTCGCAAAAACTCCCAACATTATTTACGATCAGCATCCATTAATTGCCTGTACTTCTGTTCAGTCTTGGGGATTCACTGGTTTGAACTTTCATTTAGGTATGCCAAGACGATATACTTGGCAAGAAGTTATTGGTAAAGTTCATCGGGTATATAATGAAGAGATTGAATATATGAAATCAATTCCATATCAAAAAACAATCCTAAATAGCTGAATAACAGCATCCACTAGATGACATACCAAGAGAAAAAACAACATACTCTTAGTCTCGATATTGATGTGGGCAAGGGTTCTAAAGTACAAAATAAAAAATTTAATATACCAATAACCTATAAGTTTCCAACTTCAACTGATGGTGGAGCAGATCAACTAGTAAAACAAGATGGTGGATATGAAATTTATACAACTATTGATGGTACAGAAACATTAATTGGAACGGGTGGATCAGTTAAAGCTAACGGGCAGATTACTATTACAGACAAAGAAGCATTACTACAATCTACACAAGAACTTCCTGGTGGTCAGGATGTAACTCAGTCAAACTTAAATTCTGCGATGGCTAATGGTGGGAATCAAAATTTGCAAACAAATGGGCAAGAAAAAAGAAATGATAATTTAACACTTGAACAACAGACAAAATTAGTAACTAGTAGTGCATTAGATGAAGGAGAAATAGAAGCAAACGGTTTAACTGCTACAGATGTTAAATCTTCAGAAGAAATTGATAGTACTGGTTCTGATACGGATACTGATGGTGAAACAAATGAAGGTGCAAATCAGGAAACTGCATCTTCTGGTCTAAATCCAATAAAATTCCAAACAAGTTCTCAGGATTTTGGTACGATGCAGTTTCCTGAAAAAATGGATAGACTGGAGCAAGATTATATAAAATTTAGAACTTATAGGTATGAACCACAGACATTTAAAAATGCCGCGCAGATTGGTTTTTCCGATGTAGTCCCTGGTAAATTAGAAGGCACGTGCTATTTGTCCATATCAGGTGGTGCTGAAGATGGTAATGCTGTTGGTTGGGGAAATAATGAAGTAAATCCTTTACAAGCATTTGCATATGAGGCAGCTTATAATGCCATTATTGATGGTGGAAATGGTCTTGGCAAATCTTTAGAAAATGCAAAAAACACTCTTGCAGGTAAGAGTACAGAAGCAAAGAAATTTATTGCGATGCAGGCTGCTCAAGGAGCATCTCAAACAACAAATATGCTCTCTAGAACTAGTGGTGGTATTTTAAATCCAAATATGGTTTTACTATTCCAAAAACCAGAGTTAAGAAATTTTTCGTTCACATATCAATTACGTCCAAGAAACTCTGCTGAGGCAGTGATGGTTAGAAGAATTATTAGGATGTTTAAGCAATCAATGTCAGTGAGAAAAGAATCAACAAATCTTTTCTTGCTGGCACCAAACGTATACCAGATTTCTTATCATCGAGGTGGAACGTCAGATAGTGGGAATCACCCATCAATTGGGAGACCTAAAATTTGTGCTTTAAAATCTGTAAATGTTAATTATATTCCTGATGGAAGTTATATGACTTTCAACGATTCTGCAGCAACGATGACTGCATACTCTATGTCATTATCGTTTACCGAAATGGAACCACTATATTATGATGATTACGACAAAATACCTACAGACCAAATAGGATATTAATCATGGCAAACTACTTTAAAAGACTACCAAACATAAAGTATCAAAATCTTTTGGAGTTAGATTCTCCTGGATTAAAAGTTGATGCTAAAAATATTTTTAGAAGAGCAAAACTTAGAGAGGACATTTTAAGTCAAACAACTTACTTTGAAGATTATTTTATTGTTGGTGATGAAAGACCAGACAATGTTGCAGAAAAAGTTTATGGTGATTCTGATTTAGACTGGGTAGTTTTAATTACTAATAATATTTTAAATATCCAGAACGAATGGCCGATGCCTACAAATTTATATAATGATTACCTACTAGAAAAATATGGAAGTTATGAGGAAATATATGAAATTCATCATTATGAATCTAAGAG